GTGGATCTCTTTTGGCCAGGACGCAGGGTCATCGCCCCACTCGTCGATGTAGCTTTCGCGCGTCATGGCCGTCAGGACAAAGCACAGGCGCGCGTCGCTCTTATCCTGGCGCTTGGCGTTTAGGTCGAAAAATACGCTGGTGTCGGCGTCATAGATTGGCTCAATACGGATGCGCTGATGGTCGTTTTCGTCGTCGTATTCGTCCTCATAGACGGCGCGCAAGCGGAACGCGCCGAAACCACCGCCTACCGCCTCTTCGAAGGCGTTGTCGTATGCCTCGTCAGCACAACTGTCCTGCTCGTCGGCTCGGAACAGGTCATCGCATGCATCCGCCAGCCGGTCGTGCTCGTTGCCCTCTTTGCTGACAAAATCGACTGTGATCCGGTTGTTGCGATATTCGTTGATGATCCGCATGACCGCCAAGTGGATCTTGTTGACCTCAAATCTCGGTTTGTTGTTGAATTGCTCCGCCAGGTTGCCTTCCCACTGCGCGCCGGCAATGGAATAAAAGCGGCGATCCTCCAGGCACTGGAGGCGCTCGTCGCGCATCGCGGACTGGATGCGGTCGAATTCAAGCAGGGCGTCTTCGTGGACGCTCGCGAGCCGCTCGGCTTTGGTCATGCGTGCCAATGGATCGCTCCAAATAGTGTTTCCATATAACAATAGCACTTTCCGCTATGCGGAACAATAGTCGTATTTAACTCGCCATTGGCATCAGCGTGGCGACCGGCTTGGCCTTCGGCTTTGCCTGGGAGTTTGCCCGCCTCGCGCCTTCGCAGGCATAGCGAAGCGCATCGATAACGTGATTGTCCTTATCCTCTAGCAGCGGCAGCACCGATCCGGTGTTCGGATCGACCCTGTAGCTGTAGAGCGTCAGTTCATCGATGGTGTGCTTGCACCGAGGGTGCACGACAATGTCGAAACTCTTGAGCCACTCGACGCCTTCCTCGATGGACTTTGGCCCCTTGATGGCCGGCTGGATCTTGGGAAAGCCGTTCCTTCGCATGTGCGAGATGGTTTCTGGCCGAGCACTGTCCGCCACCATCGGCCAGCGTTCAGCCTCTGGGATCGTCATGAACAGCGACGGCGTGTCCACAATCTCGCAGCCGATTTGATATGCCTCATAGTCGATGTATAGCTTGCGCCCGATAATATGACTGCGCACCGCCACCGTTGGGTCGCTGGCAAATCCCCAGTCTGCGCCAAGCCGGTGTATCGCGTCTGGAGGCGCGTCGAAATCTTCCACGGTCCAGTTTTTGAACACCCTCGTCTCGCTGTTGCGGACGTACTCGCCGCGCCAGACGTGCATGTACTTGTCCGGGTCGCGGCGCTTGTCGTATTCCATCTCGGCGTGCAGGACATCCGGGAACCATGGATTGTCGGCATAATTCACCGGCACCACGACGCTGTGATCTGGCGCATTCGGACCACGCAGCAGCGCCTCGATTGGGTCGTCGTCGAAACGCGGGTTCCAGGTAAACCAAAGCTGGCTCTCCGGCTTGCGGATCGTCGGGCGCAAGATGTCGAGGGAGAACTGGCTTAGGCTCTGCGCTTCCTCGACCCAGGCGATATCGTAGCCTTCGAGTGACTTTATGCTGTCGGCGGTATGGTTCTGGAGACCCTGGAATATAATGATCCCGCCATGAACGCTGCGGATTTCGCTCTGCTTGACGTCAAAAAGATGGGCAACGCCCATCTCCTCAATTTTATTCTCCAACAGTTTCTTAACCGACTGCGCCAAGGACTTCTGGACCTCGCGCACACAGACCGCATCGACCTTGCCCATGGCCGAGCGCTCGATCAGCATCTCGGCGAAGAAATGGCTCTTGCCAGATCCTCGCCCGCCATATGCCGCCAGATAGCGCGGGCGCTCTGCCTCCAAGATCGGCAGAGACCAGCGTGGGGTTTTGATTTCGAGGTTCACCGTTTGGCCGCCGCCTCCCCCGCATCCCCCGCCAAGCGCTTCAGCGCCTTGCTGGCTGCGTCGCCAGCGCCCGGAATGATGCCCAGCGCCGCCGCAGCACCGGATAGACCAGCCGCGCCAAGGTTGCCCCAGGTCGGGTTATCGTAAGCCCTGCCTGCCGCCAGAGCCGCATCCTGCACATCTATGACGTCACCCAACCCAGGGGCCATCTCAGCAGCGCCCAATAGGTTGTATTGCGTAAACGCGGGGACGCCAAAGCCCGTCAGCGTCTCTACTGCCCACTTGCGGATCGGGTCTTGATAAGCGTCCAGTTCGCGCTGGCGCGATGTCCTCTCCGCCTCTGGATCATATGGCGCCGGCCTCGGGTTCGCAGCCCTGAACCGAGCCTGGAAACCATCCGATAGGCCGATCTTCGCCAGCACGTCGTCATAGAGTTCCGGGCTTGCAGATATCTCCGCCGCATAGCGATAGGCCGTGCCTTCGTCCATGCCCAGTTTCTCCATCAGGCCGCCTTGGATAATTTCCGGGTCCATCGCGTTAGCGTCCCCTGGCGCAAATAGTGCGGCCGCCGCAGAAGTTCCTCGTCCGCCACCGGGCGTCCCTTGTTGAACAGTCTCGTCAGGGACACGTCGTTTTCCAGACTTTACTACTTCGAGGAACTGTTGTGCCTCCTCTGGGGTCATTTCGCGCATGCCCTCATGCAACTTAATGTCATATTCGCGTAACTTCTCGTGAGTTTCTGCGGTAGGCCATTGGATCCCACTGTTAACAGCATTCTTTTTTGCTGTTTCTTCATCCACAATCTCGCCATTCCACAATCCTGGGATTAACGTCGGCTTCCCGTCGATGTCGACTTGCATGGTGTAAACCGTCGAAACAGTCCCGTCTTCGTTACGGACCCCTTTACCTTCGGCTAAAGTGCGATAATGGTGTTCAAGAATTGGGTCCATTGCGTTAGCGTCCCCGGGCACAAATAGTGCAGCCGCCGCCCCCGTTCCCAAAACGGCGGGCGCTAGTGTATTAAACTGGATTATTTTTCCCAGTTTGTCGTCCCGATTGACACGCTCCCTAATTCGTTTTGCGGTTTTCGGGGCGACGCTTTTCAGCCAGTTCGGGTCGGTCATGTATGCGCGGATGGCCTCGGCCATGTATTCGCGCGGCACGTCTTCGTCTTTATAGCCGACATGCTGCGGCAATGTTTGCCGTGTGGTCCGCTCCTGACCTGTCACGCCAGCGTTGTAAACAAATCGGAGTTCTGTATCGAGCCCCTTGACATCGATCTGGCCTGCGAGTTCATCGACAGTGTGGCCAAGTTCATGCGCGTAAACTCTTGGGACTTTTTTTTCCGGCAAATCGCGGTTTAGCGCTATTCCAGTCGGATTACGGTATCCAGACGTGGTGAGCCGTCCTGCGTCTCCTTTGATCGCGCTCGACGCAACGATCTCAGCAGGTCTGCCCGTTGTTGCCGTTGCAAGGGCGTCAAATTCCTTTGGCGAGAGGGCTTCATCCGCTCCGCCTTCCACTCGGCGGCCCACAAGATAGCGCGCTCGGATCTCGTCATCGTCCATCGTCCTCGTCAGGTTTCCGGCGCTGTCTGTCTGCGCGCCTTTCGGGTAATCTAGCGCAAAATCGCGTGGAGGTCGAGGAAATGGGTCAAAAATTGACCATATTTTTGACACTTCACTACTCCTTCACGCCAGGGTCTATAATGCGTCTGGTGATACTGATCTGCAACGCGCCGCCGTTGTCGCCAGTGATCTCTTGCTTGTCCCTTTGGCCGAGCATCTGCTTGCCAAGCCAAACCAGCATCGTCGGGTTGCCGTCCTGGGCCGCCTTCCACTGCGCGCGGCGCAGCGAGGCCTTCCCTTCGCCCTGGTGTTTTTTATACAGGGCTTCAAAGTTATCCACACCTTCGATGCCCTGCTCCTTGATCCGTCGGTTCAAGGTGGTGTCGCTCATGTTCAGGATGTCGCAGATTTCGTCGCGCGTGCACTGGATGCGGATCATGTTGATCAGCTGCTCCAGTTCCTTTTCGGTCATCGGCTTCATCGGACCCTTCGGCCCTGTCTTTTTGCGCTGGGCGGCAGGATTTCGGGTCGCTGGTGCTTTGCGGGCGTCCATCATGCAGCCTCCCGCTTGCATTGAGGAACGTATAGAAACGAAGCAGTCAGCCGTGAAATTGATGCGTTTTTGTTTGTTTGAGTTTTTGCCTTAGTACCGAGAGGTGAAACCCTGCTTGGTGCGCGATCCATAATCCATGCGACTGATTTGTGTCGATGCCCAATCATTGCTGGATGCGATGTGACAGACCGAAATTTCTTTCCGCGTTGATGCAGCCATTCCCCAACAAACTCAGACAGACAATTCCCAAGGCCAAAACCTTGATAATCTGGCAGCGTGACTGTCCTATGCTCTCTCCACACGTTCTTGACCTTTGGATGAGGAAATGGAAGCACCGCCGTAAACGCAGCCGGTTCTTCATCAAACATCAATACAAAACATGTTGATGCTTTGTTCAAATCGGCGCTCAAATAGTGATTTCCTGCAAACAGTCGCCAAGCAGAGTGATGACACCGGAATATCTCAATTTTTGCCGATGGTCGCCTTTCTGACCTCCATTTGAACAATGACGCGGAAACGTCATAAACCCAATCGGCTTGCAACCAACCTTCCACATCATAGTGACAAGTCACCGCCACAAATTTCTTGTTTGTTCCCTTGATCGCCTTTTGAGCCGCATGGCTGCCTACCTTAGCCACGTTGCGATCCACAACCGATGTGAACTCATCAAACACGATTAAATCGCGCTTGTCCGTCAAGCATCGAGCAAGTTCGCACCTGAATTTTTGCCCATTGGAAAGCGCGCTATATGGCAACAACCATGCAGGTGGTGAAGAAAACCCAACATGCGACAAGGCGTTGGTAATGTCAGACGCAGACAAGCCATCATCAAAATCGTCCAGCAACGATGCTGATGACCAATCATAGCCTTGATGATAGGCGTCATCGCCAAAGACACGACGAGCGACCGTTGTCTTGCCAGACCCAGACGCGCCAACAATCAACCCAATTTGCCAATCTTTGTCCTCAATCGGCATGCTGATACGCCATTCTTTACGCAATTTTTTTGTTGCTGGAACGTCAAACATCCCAACAACTTTTTCAGTTCGAAAAGATGGTTTGTATTCTGTTTCGACTATATGGTCAAAATGCGGCATTTGTAGCCCTCCGTTGTCAGAAGGTTAAACACCACCTCCTGTTCGGTTTCGTCTTTACATTCTACGGCAATTTCAAATGTGGCGTGAAGTTCTTTTTGATCTGGTAGCGTGTCATCGTCTTCGCCGTCATTATCAAACAGCGCGCCGATCTCGTCCGTCTCAAAGCCGGTGAGGCTGAGGTCGAAGCCCATCTCCTCGAGTTCGCCGAACTCAAGCGCCAGAAGTTCGTTATCCCAGTCCGCCAGTTCGGCAACCTTGTTCACCGAGAGGCGGAAGGCTTTGATCTGCGCTTCGCTCATATCATCGGCGAGGACGACTGGCACTTCGGTGAGGCCCAGCTTCTTGGCGGCTTTCAGGCGGAGGTGTCCATCGACGACGGTGCCGTCGCTCTTGGCGCAGATCGGGACGCGGAAGCCGAACTCTCGGATGGCAGCGGCAACCTTGTCAACGGCGTGATCGTTTTTTCGCGGATTGCGCGCGTAGTCGATGCAACGCTCGATGGGCCAAGTCTCGAATGTCAGTTTCATGCTTTCCCTCATCTCGGCACAGAGCGGGCCGGGCGCGTCAGCATGATGGCTTCCTTCTCCCCAAAAAAAAATCGCCGGCCCGATTAAAGGCCGGCGAAGTCCAGAACCAAACAAAGGGAGGATACGCCTAATGACCTGGGTGAGGAGGGCCATCAGTCAGATCAAGATATGCCATTTCCCGGATGCGGTCAAGCAGCCAGCCAACCGCCGCATCGGGACCGGTATCGGGTATATCACCCCTTACGGGGTGATTTATACCTGCCGATACCGGGTCCACTCGCCTTTGCCACCCGGTATCAGAAACCCCGATACCGGCTAGGTACCGGCTGATACCGCCCCATTTTTCTCCATTAATAACAAAGACTTATACGTCTTATCGACCAGATACCACCCGATACCGGCGTCATCTGTCGGCGCTATAATGCCAGCCTGGAGCAAAAAGCCGATAAGCTTGGTTTCCACAGACGGCTTGGCGCAATTCTTGGCGCTTGCCTGCGACAATCCGCGGCTATCAACATAGAAATTTATGACGTCGTTACGGCTGATGCACGGGCTAGCCTCGAAAAGATTCGCGGCGCCGGCGTGCCACCAGCAGGCTCTAAAATCCTGCTTCATCCTGGCAAGTTTGCTGTCCTCTTTCAGCGGCGTTTCCGGCCCGT